AAGTTTCTTGATACTTTTCCCACGCTTTATGGCCTTTTCTTCTTTCTTCGCATTGCTTAGTCCAAATAGAATCTCTTTCTTTTGCTTTTTCGATTCTTTTATCTTCAGCAATAACTAGTTTTCTAGCGTGTTCTATACATTGTTTCTTTAAAAACTCGGCATTGTCTCCATGAATACTATGCCAAATTTCATAGCATTCTCCTGACACTTTCTTACACTCATCATCATCTGTTCCTTGCCACTCCTTAGCTTCAACATCGTACATAGCCTCTTGAAGCATCTTATAACCTACATATCTTTCATTTATTAATCTTGTTTGAGTGTAAACCTCATGCTCGATTGTACTTAATTCTTCTTTTACCTTCTTGTAAGCTTTTTCAAGCTCTGGCATCTTGCCATGATTATCTGCATAATCGTAGGCAGTTTTGTAGTCGGAAATTGATTTGGTCATTGGGTATAACGGAATGGATACCGCCCCTGAATGTTTACTCCACTACTGTAGCACAAATATTAGCTTTGGGTATATTCGGCAAGCCTTGGAAACATTTTTATATCTTTTGATGTGATTATTGAAACATCCATACCCATCTCAATCGCGGAAGTTGTATCTGTTTCCATTAAATCTTCTTCACCATATCCATAGTCAACAACATCTACACCGTTTGCAATTCCATCTTCTCCGAACGAGGTGTAACGAACACAAGCAAGAGATTCTGTGTGTCGCATTTGATAAATAGCTAGGCGAACAGGAAATTCAAACATTTTTAGCCTCCCCAGAAACTTTTTGCATTTTCCCTATGTCTGTGTGTGGAGCTGTCAAAACTCTCTTCCGTTCCAGTAGAAGCGTTCTTATTGACAATCGGTGTTTTGTCAAAACTATTTTTGTCAAAAGTATTTGCTTCTTTTTTATCCGAGCCAGGACTTTTGACAAAAGGGACTTTTGACAATTCGGTTTTGTCAATAAGATCCGTTCCAGCAGAAGAAGAGTGAGTTAATACACTACTATTATCGGGCGTTAAGGAAACTGCCCTTTTTCTAAAGGTTTTTAGGTTCGTACCAAGAGCAATATAAAAAGTAGGTGGACGACCTTTAAAAGATATATTTTCTGGTGCGTCACACTTACCAATCAACTTCTGAGCAATCAACTTCGAGAGGCTATATCTGATGGCACGTTTTCTATGCAAACCTCCAACCTTTTCGTGATCAGTCAATAATTCAGCAGACCAAGGAACTCTCTCCTCCCTCATCAATTGAAGAATATCCAGCATGTGCTGATTAGGAGTGTTGTCCTTCTGAGTATCCTTTCCTTCTGGAACGGGACCAATGATATATGTGTAATCAGGAAGCAAGCTAAACAACATTCTTTGTCCTTCCCTGTCATCTCTTGACTTCTCTACAGTTACAAGTCTGCTATTAAAAGGAGCTGCCATCTCAGCTAACTCTTTTTTACTTACCTTCTGCATATTCCATGTTTCATCTACAGCAGCCTTAATTGCAGATGTTCCTCTAAATCCACCATTCCTGTTGTTGTGGTGAATCACAATAACTGAACAAGCACCAAAGTCTTGACCATTTCTTCTAGCCAATCTCTTTAAAGGAAGTGCATACTCTCTCCTGTTTTCTTCATAAGGATTGGAATCATTACAACCATCAAGACTGTCAATAACAATCAAGTCGTATCTTCCCTTCTTCCCTGGACCGCCCCCTTGAATCTTGCAAAACTTTCTATACCAAGCCATATCCCATTCACCAATTACATCAACACCTCTATCAACACCAATCAAATTGAACTGCCTTCTTGTAATCCTTTCACTCTGATCTCCATTAAGCCAAAGACATTTCCCCTTAGATATACCAACCATGCCTCCATGCACATTAAATTCTCTACCTTTACTGATGTGCTTACAAAGTGTCTGACACATAGCAGATTTACCAGTACCACCATCCGCATGAATCAAAAGTAACCAAGGCTTAGGTAACAACCCAGGAATTAAATATTCAAAAGCTGTGTCATCCAAATCCCCCACATCTTTAGGTTTTCCCCCTTCATTCCGCTTGTAAGACAAATGTGCATCAATCAACCTATCAATCGCTACAGCTCCCTCCCTGGCCCGTCCAGCTTCCATAGCGAGCACAGTTTTAGCCTGATCAAGTAGAGCAGGATCTTCTATCTCCTCCTCAAGATCTAATCCCCTAGCAATTAATTCTTCACCACCGATATAATCCTGCCTGTATTTAACTGGTGCAGCTTCAATCTCATCAACTAAAGCCGATATATCATCCCTCTGAAATCTTGTTCTATTTGGATCGACCTCATCAGCCAAGCCAATCAAACTTCCAAAACCAAGACCTCCACTTCTCCACCTTCTATTCCATTTCTGTTCACAAGGATTTCCAACAGACCAACAATGCGAATACTCAGGATCTTTTCTAGACCAATCTTCCCAAATCTTTAAACCTTCTTCCCCAGGAAGCTCCGAATTAATCATCGCTCCGATCTGCCACCAATACTCCTCCGAGTAAGCACCCTTATGAGGAATCACACTCAAGCAATTCTCAGCAATAATGACCTTCTCTTCTTTGGTCCGTTTAGACCACCGAGTATCTTTCAACCTTCTCTTTGGTCTATCCTCATTCTCTTTTCTGTATTGCTCTTTCATCCTTTCCAACAACCAAGTTGGAGCAACAGGAATATTGTTTAAATCTCCCTCAAATTTATATATCCCTTCAGGAGTCTTAGTTGGTTCGTGTCCACCATAAGCACCAAATAAAACACCTTGCCTTCCCCACAAAACTTCAAAGCCTTCTTTATCAGCAGCTACATGTGAAATCCCTTTAACAATTAAACGATCTTCTTCAGGAATAACAAAAAGATATTTTGCAGCGTTCTTTTTATTAGAAGTAATCACTGGAGCGTTCTCTAAATCCTTGCCCCATTTTTTCTTAATTGCACCAAGGTTGTAATCAACATCGAAGATGGTTAAACCACCACTCGCAACACCTGTAAATACTCCAAAAGCTTTGAAATTTTCTGGCTCTCTTTCAATTAATAAGGCAGATCTTGAAGGAGACCAATGTGCACCTGGTCTTATAGCTTCTCCATAAGGTGACTTACCCTTAGCTATCTTGCCGTCCTTCATTACTACACCCTTTGCATATATCGGGCACGTAGACCAATCAGACGGACAATTAGAGACGAATTCTAGTAGTTGTTGATGCTTACTCATGTGATACAATTCCTTTGTAATGACTTAACTTTTAACCCCATCGGCCCTGTTAGCCCTTGGGGTTTTTTCATTGTAGCTGATTGACAGGTATCTGTCACACTACTACAATAGAGGGGCACTTAGGGCAATGCCCACTTAGCAAACATGCCACTTTTATCAAAAAGAGCACAAGAAGAAGGCAAAAAGTCTTCTTCATCTGGAGTTGACCGTTACCTTAACCCAGGAAAACTGGAGGACGGATCATCGGTTCGTTTCTCTTTACTTGAAGAAAATGCACTGGACTTCTATGAAGTTTGGGGATCATTAACTGAAGACTCAAGTAAGTCACGCCCTTACAGGTTCACAGATGATCCAACACCTGAAGATATTGAAGAAGCAATGGCTGGTGAAGCCACACGCAGACTCAACTTTGACGGTACTGCACCTGATCCTGCAAAACTAGCCTTAGCTATTCCCGTATATAACTACGACGCTGAAGCAGTCCAAGTATTGCAATTCAGCCAGAAAACTCTCATCACTCAGTTAGATCAAATCAGCCAAATGGATGATTACAAAGATGATCTACTTGAATGGGATTTTGTTCTTGCAAGAGAAGGAGTAAAGAAAAACACTACCTACTCTCTACGCACTGCCCCTAAAAAGAAAGGTGCTCAAAAAGACAAAGAAGCTGCTTGGTCCGAGGTCCAAGAAGCAGGGTTTGACATCAGTCGCCTAATTGACGGAGGCGATCCGTTCTCAGAGAAAGAGAACTAAATACATAAGGGGCCATTCATCGGCCTCTTTTTTATTGCAATATTGTTGTATCTGTACACAAATCTTTTACAACAAATTTGTACTTACTTTTGTACATTTCTGTATGTTTTTGCACGTATTTGTATGTATTTGTATGTTTTTGCTTGTCTCAAATAGTATCAACTGTGCTCATCAAAAGTCTTTGATATGACTAATGTTGTTTTTATACTACATTTATGTTTATCATTCATACACGAATAAAAATTTACTATTTATGGATGAATCTAATTTTTCTTATGTTCACATTGAAAGAAACTTACCTTTAATAGGTAAGTGGGTTAAGAATGAATATGTTGAACAGTTTGGTACGGAACCACCAAAGCTACCTCACAAGATAAGCACTAATAACGGACCAATTAATACGGGTGTTTATTATTATCCATCCCCTTGGCTAAAAGCTCTCTTTAAGGTACACTAATTATGGGAACGTGTATTTTAATGCCTACTAATGTCGGTGTAGACACCCAAAACGCATTAGCAGGACTGGGTAAATGGCAATTGGAACGTGATGATTCCAATACTGAATACCCCCACCGTGTATATAGAGATAACAAGGACAACGTATATATCTCAGTTACCCATATCCTTGGACAAACAGCTCCCCAAGAACAAAAAGATGCCCTGGAACGTTGGCTTAACCGCCCTAACAGTTATGAAGAACGTGATATGGCCGCCAAGCGTGGAACGTTCGCTCATGCACACGCCGAATATATCCTCAAAACCACAGCGAAACTTGCAAGGCAAACCGCAAACAAACGAGGAGTATGGACCACTGGAGGCGATTGCCTGGAACGTGCACCATCAAAGATCACGGCATGGGCAATGCAAAAGGCCATCCGCAATGCACCAAAAGTCAACTTTTCCGCTAGTGGCTACGCCAGAGGTCTACGGACTTTTATAGAAGCAAACGTTACGGCCATTCATGCCGTGGAATTTTCCATTCATTACACCCCAAAATATTCCACCCAAGGATTTGCTGGAACGTGTGACTGCATGGTGGACATTCAAGGTGAAGGCCCATATATCGTGGACTGGAAAACTTCCCGCAATAAAAGGAGCGAAGAAATGTACGCTCAATTTAAGGATCAATGTGGAGCGTACGCACTCGGTCTCACCAGTCTCACGGGCATCCAACCTAAAGGAGCTGCAATTGTTGTGGCCCGCAGATCCGGTGAACCCGAAGTAAAAATAATGAACAATACTGATTTGTTAGCAGCTAAGGAGAGATACCTGGATCGTTTCAGGCAATACTTGGCGGCACTAAACCGAGAGAATTAAATCGAAATTCCATACTATAAAGAGCCAAAGTTTTAGTACCAAAAGGGCCATTCATACGGGAGATTTGCCATTCATAGCCCCTGGCTCGTATCAATCCTTGGATTTCCTCCATTTCCCACGGTGAAGTTTCAAGCTCCCAATAAAATCCTGGCTCGAATTTTGTATGAAAATTTTCGGGCTTGGTCATATCGACGCAAGCCCGTGAATCGGAATAATAAATTTGAACTGTTTTCATCTGTGGAGCGTGTTCCTTTGTGAAGGGGAAAGAGACGGATGACCCGCCTCTGACCAATATTCTTCTGCAATTTTTTCTTCTCTGTGTTGTTCTTCTAGTTCTTCTGCCGTTGGTTCTGGATAATCTTCATATATATCGAGATAATCCTGTTCGGTTGGATCGTTCATTTTAATAAGCCTCTAGTAGATTTTCGTTGGAGAGATATATGTTTATCTCTCCAAATTTTTTACAAAGTTCTGTAAGTCTGGTTGCTATTGGTTCGGACCAATCCCCATCCCAAAAACCTGAGCCGTGACCGTTGCGAGTGAGAATAAAATCATGGGCTGCATAATCCCAATAGTCACCCTCCGATAAATCGATATATGTGATTCTGTGTTTTTCTGGATCGAAACCTAGTTCAATTGCTTGAGCTTGGAAACTTTCCCAATCGGTTAAGATTCTTTGCTCAAGTTCTTTTGAAGGCTCAAAGTTTAAACAGTCTTCATGGATTACCCCATTTTCTAAGTCAAGACAAGTTGACCATTGGAGCGTTTGCAGTGCGGATTGATAAGACATTTTTAAAAACTCCTTAGTTGTTTTTTGGTGGTTGCAAATTGGGCTGCAAGTTGGCAGGCTTCCAGATGTTTGTTTTGATCTTGATAGATTGGAATTGCTTTTCTGAAAGCTTCAAAAATTAATTCATTGTCGCAGCCGTTTTTTGAAAGTTTTCTAATACTTCTGATGTCATCCCAATCTGTTGTTGGCTCGTTTTCTATCTCTGTCCAATCTCTATAGGCTGAAGCTTTAGAACGACCTGAGGAAATAACTATTTCTAGTATTTCCTCTTTTGATAGTCTTTTTTGATCATCTTGGAGCGTTTTCTGTAACTCGCTACGAATAAATGAAAGAGAATCTTCTTTGTTCATTTTGTGATTCTCTCCCACTCATAGAGTGCGTTTTCTTTTTGGGAAATGTGCCAAATTCTGAAAACTTTTTGAGTTTCTGAGTTTGGAGAAAAGATCAACAAAATTTGATCTGTGATTGTTTGGACTAAATGAAATTGTCCAGATTTTTTATTAAGCATTTTTTGAATCTCCAAGCTTGTTTAAAATTTGCTGGAGCGTTTCAAAAATGATCTTGTTATTGTTTTCTTGAGTTTTGAAAGAATCCATAAAAAGCTTATTCAGTCTTTTTTGTTCTTTCATAAATGAGATATTAGCGGTCTCACTTTGTAGAGCCGTTTCACTCATTTCTAAAATTCTTTGATACAGGCTGATTGAATCTGTATCTAATACTTGGAGTGTCTCAAGTATTTTTTGAAAGTCTCTGTCTGTCATGGGTGGACTAGATGAGGTTTACATCTATTAGAATATCACAAAATGAGAAAATAACAAATTTTTTCTCAGTGAGAATCTGAGAAAAGTTTTTTATTGCGTTCTGTCTGTTGTATGTTATTGTAGTATTGTTAGATCGCTAAACCCAAGCATGACAAATTTACAGAACTGGAAAAGAACAGGCAAAGGAGGAAAGTACTTTTCCTTTGGTTCGTTAACTGAAGTTATCCAGTATTTAGACAATTCTCTATTAAAGGGAACTAGAGACAATAAAGAAGAGTATTTCTATTTGTCTAATGAAATTGATCCAGATTTAAGGGACCAATTACAAACCGTTATTAGAGAATGCCACAATGATGAATTTCCAAATGATTGGAGGTATTCAATTATTAAGGAGATTTGCTTCACTTGTTTAGATTATGAAATGAGTGAAGGTTTGGACCAATTAGAGCAATATCTAGATAATTATTCTCACGAAATAATTGATGGATGCGTAGACATTTCTACATCTAGTTTGTTCAAATGGCTCTCAGATATTCCGAGTCGTTCAGACTTTAATGATGACTCATACATGGCAGACAGTAGCAACTTAAGCCAGTTAGCAACCGCTAGACAGTATGAGGAAATTGATTCTATTTTTCATACTCTTTTGAATATGCTTAATGAAAGATTCACTTAATTTGCGATTCATAGGCCGTATTTTATGCGGTCTTTTTTATGCAATCATTCACGCATTCACTGGTTAAGCATTCATTCACTCATTAGTTTGTTTTTTGTCTTCTTTCCTGTATCTGCTTGTAAACTGTGAATCTCTGGCTCGTTTTCTCCTATTTGTTCCGATTTGCCGAGAGATTTTGTAAAACTTACTAGAATACTACAGGATAATTTTTAAAAATAGATGTATCATTTTTTACATTTCGATGTAATTAATGTACTACAATAATTTAATAATTTCTTAAGGTTTCGTATGTGGTTTTTTGATTGTATTGTAGTACAATAGAAGTAAGAAAAGTTTAACCCAATCTGTAGGTACTTTTCGTTTTTCAAATGATCACATCAAAAAACAAAAAAGCTGAAATTCTTGAGGCTTATTTTGAATTACTTGATGAATTAAATGAATTGAAAAAAGTTGATTCCGTTTCGTTATTAACTCCGAGACAATATCAACAAGATTTTCAAAATCGGATGAAAATCCACAATTACGAAATATCAGAATTATTTGCTCACATTCGGATTGTTTCTGATTTCGTTAGAAAAAATACTCGACAAGTTTCTCTCCCAAATTTCGTCAAGTAGTTTTTGAATTTTACCCTCGGCAACTCGTCGAGGGTTTTTTTATTGCTTGGGGGGAGTGGTAGCAAAATTTTTTATTTCACTACTGTTCCCTGGGAACCTACTGATACATGTAAAAATAAGCTCTTCTGTAGTACTTACTTATACTACACTAATAGCTT